TTGAAGGTCTTCCTGACATCCGCAGGTAATTTTTCTATATTTACCTTATTCAAGTCCATGGTACCAATATGTTTTCAGTATACACGAATGTGTAAATTAGGCAATACAACCTAGAGTAGTGGGACCCCTTTTACAAAAAAGGGGGGATGGGGTACAACTTATAATTGATTTTTGGGTTTAGTTCGGGACCCCTGGCCCAATCTCTTCTGCGTATATAACGTCATGGGCCCGGGGTGTGTGGGCCACACTTGAGTCGGGCCCACACTTTCATATGATTAATCTAGAAGTGCCATGTATTCTTTTGGGAAGTGTTGTCTAAACCAATCTAATCCAGACCTTACGTTGTCCCAGATAAAAGAGTGTCCAGACTCTCCAACCTGGTCATCATGTCCTGTAGCCAATGCCTCACCACCAATGATCATGTCATAAACAGCAACGGCGAAAGCAGGTAATTTTATTTTTTCACCATTAAACCTGTTAGCTACTTCTACCATCTCGTTTGGGTCTTTTGGTAGAGCCAATGTAAATGGTAACTTTATCTTTTTGTTATTGTAAGTTATTGTTTTCATTTTATCCCTTTCGTTATGGTCCTATATTATCCTGTATTTCTACTTTCGTCAATCATTATTTCTGTTCTAGTTTGTCTACCCCAATGTGGGCTTTCATGAGTTTTTTTTGTTATGTTGACCGGTGTTTCGAGTGGCTCGGTCCTTGGGTGTAACCGGACGAACTCTTGAAAGTGTCTATTAATAAAATCGTGCAAACAAGTCTGGTCGCAGAAATACTGGTAATAATGATCTTTATTCCATTGATTTAGTTTAATTCTAACAGTTCTTAAAACCTTGTTCCCCTTGACACCTCTCACCCTGGTTGTCGTATGTCGTTTATGGCAATTCGGACCATGGCACCAGTTATACTCAGTCATAACTTGGCACCGATAAAAATATTGATACAAAACCGCCAAAGAAAATTAGAATTGGTAAAACACCAAAGCCACCTCTCAATGACATTGCGAATGCAATAATACATACCGCAAATCCAAGAACTATTATTAGTAGTCGTCCTATTAAATCAGCCATTAGTACCTCACTTTCCAATTACCTGTGGCACACCTGTAATTATTTTTGTCAATGTCAAAGTAAACAAAATAAGGAACCCAAGTTTTTTTATTTAATCCTAATCTTGTTTTCTCGTCCTCTTTGCCTCGTCTTGTAATCATCTTACCATCTTTGTTTGAGTAGTATGATATATAAAATGTTTTCATCTGTATCCTTTCGTTATAGGGTATCCTATAATAAATAGGATACCCTGTCAATAGTTAATTTAAACTATTTTGTTGGGCTAAATATTGTTTAGCCATAGCGATTTTTTCTTTTCTTGTTGGTTGTACTTTGTCCTCTAACAAACTCGCAAGATTTTCAGGACTATAAACTGACAAAGCCATTGAACTACTTTCATTCAACACACTTTCGTTTAATGGTATTCCTAATTTATCAGCTAGTTCTTTTGCTTGGTCAAAGTATCTGTATGATTTAAGACCTAATCTCAACTTCTTCATCTTTTCTTCAACAGTATTGAATAATTGTTCGTGTTGCGTTGCAACCTTTCCAATTAATTTGTTGAACATTTTAAAGATTTCAAAGGTAGATTGATCTACTTTGAACTGACGAGAATGACAATAACTTGTACCAATTACCCAAACTTTATCTCTATCCCATTCGGCACTCGGTTTCATTATTGACTTGTCCTCGTTTGATGACCCACGAAAACCTAACCAAGTATCACATTTATTTTCTTCTTCGTAATATCTTGGATTTCGTTTGCTATCATCATACCACTTGACTTGAAAATCTGGGTCGCAACCCGCTTTGATTAATTCATCTCGGTAGTATGCTCTAGCAAATCCCCTGTTGTCGCCCAAACTAAAGTTGACACCAACACTATCAGTATCAGGTTTTCCCTCTTCATCAACAATATCTGTTTGAAAATTAAAACAGTTATCGTGATAGAGTTCACCGCCTGCGCTATCATATTTTTTTATCATAGCCCTGATCGTGTCAACATCTTGTTGAGGTTGATATTGCCTGACTATGTTTTCGCAAAGTTGCAACATCTTTGGTCGCATTTGATTGTATTCTTCTTTAGCCTCTTGAAGTCCTTTGTTGAACTGACTATGTTCAACCCAATGACTTTGAAAAATACCCTCAATGCTTTTTCGCTTTTCAGCATTTAGTGTTTGTCTTTTCATGTTTTCCTTTCGTGTTAATTATTTTAATTTATCACTTGACAAATCTCTTGTCAAGCATTATATAGGATATATTAATTTAATTTACTTATACAGATAATTAAGTTAATGGGACAACTTCTGGTTGTGTTGTACGTCACACCGCATCAATGCCGTCTTCGTGCAATGAACAGCCAGAACTGATCCCTGGTCATTGCTTAAATGCACTCGGCTAGCCTAAACCATCGGTCCTTTACCGGAACGAAGAGGGGCAGTGACCTGGGATCAGCGTGCCGGGGAGGATAGCGGGAGACGTCCCCACACGACACCTGGGCCCTGATCCTTTCGTTTGCTGGTGGCCTCCGGGCCGCAAGCAGCAAGCCACAAGCTTCAAGCGACAAGCATCAAGCGTT